GTCAGCAGCAGCAGGAATATTCCATCCAGCAGTGTCGATATCTTCATTAAGAGCTACTACACTTCCTAATTCATCTTTATCAACCTGAAATACCATTCCTTGAAAAGTATCTGCACTAGAAGCACCTTGTAAAATAAAAGAGCCTGTAAATGTAGTACCTATATGAAATTCATAACATAGTCCAGCAGCAGCAGCAGGTAAAGTTACTGTTATACCAGCAGCCCTATTTAAACTAAAAATAGTTCCAGATTGTGCTGTAGTTGGAACAAGTGTTGCAGTAGTAACGCTAGATACGGGAAATAAATTATTTAGTGTTCCTGTTGTACTAATATTACCACTTGTATCAACATCTAGATTAGTTGTAACTGCTCCAGTTGTTGAGTTTTTAGTGATTTGTTCAAAACCACCTTCGGACCTAACTGGTCCATTAAATGTTGTATTCGCCATTTTTTCTCCTAAAAGAAAGTATCTATCATCTTGGCAAGTCTGCTAGGGCAGTTGATAGACAAATTAAAAAAATTCCCTAGAACGAAAAAAAGGGGAGCATAGCTCCCCTTTAAAGTTTTAGCTTGAGCCTGGTGACCCAAAGATACCTAAAGGATCAGATACTCCAAAGGAATATCTTTCTCTTGCTTTGTATCTTACGTTACCAGTATCAAAATCTCCGTCCATGCTTGTAGTCATTGGACTTCTGACAAAATGCTTCATGCCATCAGGCACATCAGTAATGATAAAGAAAGCATTAGTATCAGTTAAATAATGATTAACTGAATAGCCTTCTGGAATCACACCATTGCTTCTGACTGCATTAATATCATTGTCAGCAGTTCCAACTCTGTACTCACTTTCTAGAAGACGAGTAGCCACGAATTGAAGATCAGTAGGAACGATCAACTTTCTAGGTCTAGCTGCAATTTTTAAACCTCTTTCATCGGTCCACTTGCTTATTTGAATTACTGCATCTTCTAAAGATGTTTCGTTCAGGTCAGCACCTGTGGAAGGTCTGTTAGAGTTTTTGCCACCAGATACTAGAGGATGTCCGTCTCCTCCTGTAACTCCGTCACCATCTGCTGTAAATAAGTTCACACCATCTCCAGATTGGAAACTGTTTGTAAACCCATTATTCAATGGTGATGCTGCTTTCACTTGTTTAGTGTAAGCCATTGCTCTAGCTAATGCTTTAGTATACCTAGCAGATAAACTTACATAAAGATTATCTTCCATAGCTTCCTCAGTAACTGAGAAACCTAAAGCAATAGTTTCGTGTGTATAACGAGCAACAAAAGACTCTTGTGCTGTATCAAATGATATTTGTGCACCCTCATCTTTTACTGGAGCAGCAGCGAAACCTGATAACTTGAGTTCTTCTTCAAATGATCTTTCAGAATTCTCGGTTACATAGATTTGCTCATGCTCATTCTCGTAATTGTTGTACTCATCCCCAAACAGTGCGTTAAGACCTGGAAGGAGTTGTTTTAGCTCATTAGCTCTTGAAATAGCTGCCATAATTTTCTCCTATTAGCCTATGCCTGTGGTATTAAGTAACTGATGTCCTACGTTGAACATCACCAAAACGTCAGTATAGCTGTCACCAACCGCACTATCTGGACCATCAACAAAGTCGATAATCTTTAATGGTAGTGTATTGGTAGTATTTGCTGTACTTCCATCAATCGCATTTCTACTTGTGCCAATCGAAGTTGACCCAGCAGTTTGTACGACTGCAACATTCTTGCCCAAATCATCTTGACCAAGAGTTTCATCTGATTGCATCTGCATGACCACGAAGGGATCAGAAGCAACATACGCAACAATATCATCCGCAGCTATTGAAGCTGGGAAATATTGATTTGTGGTGAATTGACCTGTTGTAGGATCAGTATAAGCACATCCAAGGAAAACACCAATTGGGGTCAACGAAGTAGTACCAGTATCCTTTTGGATAGTAGTATTAGGATTATCGTCTGCCCACTTTACAAAATCTCCATAGAATATGGATGTTCCATATGCATTTTTGATTTTATAATGAGTTATTTTCGCATTGTATGCACAAGATACTAATGAACTTACAGGTCTAGCACCCATAGGTGTAGCTGAACTTGCCATAATTTTTCCTGTTTATAAAATTACTATTACAAGAAACTAGGACTTTTTACCAAAGGTTGTTTGAGATTTTCGTTCAAATACTTGTTTGGTAGCCATTCTAGAATCTTGATCCTTAAAATATACGTTATCAACAGATTCCATTTGGTTACGAGCTAACTTTTGAAAGTGTTCGTCACGGGCTTTCGCCTTTTCAGATGGCATCTTGCATAACAGTTGCCCACCAACTTCTACATTTCCTTTTTCCGCCCATTCAGATTTGTGGTCCATCATGTGAATATGTAACTCAGGATAGTCTTCAGCCCTACAGGGAATCCAACCTTCTCTGAATTTTTTTGAAACATTAGGATTATCAGTGTTACCTAATAAACTTGTTCTTATCCACCTGAAGACCCAACCCTCTTGCGGATTTGGACTTGGTAAATTAGATGGGTTTTCCCAGCTTTCTTGTCGCTGGATGATCTCTCGATCTTCTGATCCCCTAGGGGTACGCACTTGTTCTTCAGAAGTTTCTTCAACTTCCTTATTTATGTTGTTTTCGTCTGACATTTAAGTCTCCTTTAGTAATTGTTTTGCGTATTGCTCTGGACTGATTCCAAGTTGACGTGCTAGTTTAACTTGAGTCTGAGTCAATCGTATACTGCGAGGGTTAGTTTTACCACCAGTCGACCTCGATGCTGGTGCAACAACGTTTGAAGGTTGTTTAGTTTGGTTTTCTTCTTCAATATCTACTGAAGGTTGAACACCAAAAAACTGTGGATATTCATTACGCATAGCTTTATCAACTTCTGCATAATATTTTTCTGAATCTTTTTCAGGAAGTATTCCATTCCTGCGTAATCTTTGATCTATAGTTATAGCATAAGAAGTCATTTCAGCATGATCTTCATTATTATTATTCATAAACCAAGGATTTTTAGATGACCAGGCTTGCATATCTGGATCAAGCTGTTGTTCTTGTACAGGTTGAGCTTGTGGTGCTTGTGCTTGATAATTTTGTGCAAATTGTGATTGCACTGATTCTGCATATCTTCCTGCACTTTGTTCTGCTAATACTGCTTTAGATATTTCTTCTTGAGCAAGTGCCATAGCATCAGCATCACCTTCTTCGTATGCTTTTTTATATTTAACTTGTGCATTTTGTTTTGCCCATAAAGCATTGTTATGTGCTTGTTTGTTTAAAACTTCACCACCTTGACTAACCATAGCTTGTAGCTTTTGATTTTCAGTCATAAGACCCTGTAATCTTGTTGTGGCTTCTTGAATTTGTCTCTCAGCAGCTTCTTTTGCTCGTCTTTCTTCGTGATATTCGTATTTAATTTTATTTATACGATCACCAGCACGCTTGCTGTATTCAGTAATCTCTGCATCTATAGAGTCATCATCTACAGGAACTTCTTCTGTTTCTTGTTTTGCAGGTCTTCTATCTTCCTCTGGTGTATCATCCACCACTTCAACCTTTAAGTCATCTTCAGAACTTGTTGCATTAATTTCTGTTTTAACACCAAAAAATTTTTCTTCTGATGTTTGTGGCTTTAAATCTCCGTCTGCGTTTGGAACAAACTCAGTTTCAATTTTTTCTTCTATGATTTGATCACTCATGCTCTAACTACTCCTGTAGGGTCTTCGACAACTGCTTCCACAGTATCATCATTTATTAAACGAAACTCTTGTCCATACATTTTCATTCTAGTGCCTGAGTAAGCACGAAATACAACCCAATCACCTTTTTTACAGTAAGGTCCACTAGGGAATCTTCTTTCATCAGCATATGCATCAGGACCAAGTTCAAGTACAAATCCGCAGATATTACTTATTTCTTCGTCTCTAATTGTGCTAGATGCTTTAATAATTCCACCATCTGTAGTTTCATCTGCTTTTGGCATAGCAACTAAAACTCTATACCCTTTTGGTTCAGGTAATTGTTTTTTAGTTTCTTGATCTACTTCTGGCTTTTTTACGCTTTGTGGTTGAGGTATTTTTTTTTCTTTACTCATATTTTTGCACGACATTTAGGAGTCGAGTTCCTATTCTTCTTTAACGTTCCTTTCTATCCAATCTAAAAGTTCTCGTTCTGCGAGGGCTAAACCCTCGATAACACCAGTCAATCTTTTATATTCTGCAAAATCTTTACAGTTTCCTGTAGCAATATGATCTGCGTGTTCATTCAAAGCATCTCTATATTTTTTTTGCAAATATTCAAAAAGTGATAGCTCTTTGATGTCATTAGTCATTCGTATTGATATCTTTAACTATATCTTTAGCTATGTCAACACCTTCTTTAAATTCTTTTGCTGCTTGTTTTTTATTTTGTAATTTACTATCTAGCAAATCGCTAGCAATTTTTTGACCTATATTAGCACCTGCAATTTGTTCTTGTGAACTAATTCTTCTTTCTTCAAGTTCTTTTTGATCTTGTTGTTTTTGTGCTGCTAATTGTAAACGTGCTGCATCTGCTTGTGCTTTACGTTGTACTTCTGCTTCTTTGACTGCAACCTCTGCTTGTTTAGCTTGTATTAATGGGTCTTGCATTTGTTCATTTATTCTTTGTTGTTCTGCTTCCATCATAGCTTTTTGTGTAACTCTAGATGCTGCTTCTGCAACAAGTTCAGAAATACGTTTTTCAACATCTGCTGGCAATGGTTCGCCTAGAGGTGGTAGCTCTATACCCATTTCTTGTTCTACTTGATCTCTAAACTTCATAGTTAAATGTTCATTAACATATGATGATGCAGCAGCTAATATTGCAGGAGCATTTGGTGTCTTGCTTAATATCTGTTGAATTTCAGGATTATCTTGTGCTGATGCAACTGTTTGTATATGAGCATCATGGTCTTGGAACTCATATGCTTTAACTGGTTTATTGTTAATTAAATTCTGTACTGCTGATACTGGATCAACTGGTGGTATATCTCCTTCTTCAGGAATAATATCATCTACGTTTTCAATACCAAGAACTTCAAGCATTTGTCTATGTAGTTCTTTAAGGTCATACATTTCTGGTGCAGAAGTTGCCAACTGAAATGCTGCTTGATATTGCATAATCCTTTGAGCCATTGTTGCTGCATTAGGATCAGAAACTGGTAATACATCAACTCTTTGGTCAAAGTCTGATGATTTAATATCTTCTTCTTCGTCAGTATCATATGGATAACTTGGATTACCAAAGTCTTTAATAATGCCAACTAGAATCTCAAATTCTCTTTTCATTGAGGCATGAAGCCTTGCTTGTACTGCTGACATAACTTTCATGTTTCTCTCAAGCAATGCAAGTGTAGTACCTACAGGAGCTTGTGAGTTCATGTCAGACACTTTCATATCAGATATACTAGCGAACCTACGACCTTCATCAACAATAGTGTTTAATAAGGAGTAGAGAGTCTGAGAAGGTTCTTTATAAGGCAAGAAAGTTATATTGTCTTTAATAGCACCACCTGGTACATCAACATCTCTAAACTCACCTGGCATGATAGGAGTATCATCACCTTTGATTCTAAGACCTCTAG